GTTCTCCATCATCTTTGATGTATAATACTTCGTCAATTTTTTTATTGAAAAGCTTCCACAGTTTGTAAGTTAAGTTTACATCTTGCTTTGCATAATCTTTTACAATCGATGACGGAAGTTTATGCATGTTAGTCATTGGGTCCTTGACTGTGCCACCAGACCATTCTAATGTTTTTTGTTGTAGATCGTATTTGTATTTTTCTTCATTAAGATAATCTTTTGATAGTGCATCTAATGAATATTTAAATCTGTTCTCATCAATGACAGATGCAGCTATCATCGTGTCAACAATCCTACCTTTTATCATCATGCCTGTGACCGCTCTAATCCAACAGACATCATACATAGCGTTGTGAAATACCTTTGTAATGTTTTCGTTTTGAAATATCTTTTCGTTAAGAACACTCCAGATTTTTTCATCTCTTTTAAAATCTATAAATATATCAGAGTGACGTAGAGGAAAATAGGCAAGATCATTCTCTGTTGCAACAGCGATACCACATATAAAACCATCATTACGTATGGCACCTAAACCTTTTGTTTTAAGATTTGGATCGTAGGTTTCTATATCTATCGCAACTGTATCAATACCGTTTAGATCTANATCCTCTGGTGTCTTACACATTATAATCCCTCTCTATAATCATCTCTATAAAATGTATTGCTTTCAATAAATCTTCCTTACCATTCTTGTCCTGATGACGTATGATATATTTTATAGCACAACCCTCAGGATATAACAACTTATTCGCAACCACAAACTTGCTCGGCTGTATGACATACTTTTGATAGTGACTCCCGCCGTGCTGCTTGTCCCAAACATTTTTCTTTTTCATCTTACTCCTAACGTATATTTACCTTGTGATGCCACAGTCCAACAATCAAATTTGCCTCTGCTGTATGCAACATATTTTAATCTGAGTTGTGTAAAATAATCTTCTTGTCTTGTCGCTGTCAGATCAACAACGACATTATCAAATGTCAGACCTTTTACGGTGTGTATATTTGCATATTTTACTCTGACCTCTCCATCATCATAACCCTTGTTTAGAATCTTTCTAATGTAGATTAATCTATCGGGATCTGTTTTCTTTCTTATCAATGCAAAATCTCTTTCTTTCCCTGCGCTTTCTTTTAAATACTTGTGATATTTCATGTAATCCAAAGTGTACTCTCTATCAACCCACTCATCAAAAGTCTCCTCACCTCTGCCATGGACTATCACTTTGCTGCCCATGTATTGCCAGAAATCTTTTATCTGTTTTAATGGCATGGGTGTGCCTCTACAAAATTCTGGCCATAGTTTGTGGCATCTTAATTCTTTTTTTGGTACGTGGGCAGTGTTTCCTACATGTGCAAACTCTATACCCTGTTGCTTAAAAAATTTTTTGACCCATGAATCTGACGGCGTGCCGCGATAGGTAAATAAGAAAGTCTCATTCGTATGTTTTATTTTCTCTAACAAAGCAGTCATGGCGCTACATCTTTTATCTAAACTAGGTAGGTGATAATGATTGCCTATCACATCTGTTGGTTTCCATGCTCTCTCATAACCATAGTAGTCCCATACCGGTCTAATTATTCTTTTACATAGATTGTTTATCGTCTTGCCACATCTATGTCCCTGCTCTAATTGTTCTGCCTCTCTTGATAATCTGTGATAATAATCTGCGTCTGATCCTGCAAACTCAAATATGGTTTGGTCTGCATCCCCAACAAAATAATATTCTTTTGCTTTCGTTGCCATCTTGTCGAGAGCTTCTCTCTGTGGCACGTTGCTATCCTGTGCCTCATCAACTATCAAAGCATCGATATCTGGCTCTACAGCTTTATCTATAAAATCCTGTATCATATCTGCATAATCACATACGTGATTGTCATGTTTGTATTGTGCGTACGGAATTTCCATTTGTTCTATAGAATTTAAGCTATACGGTTTGTATGTGTTCTTATCACATGTCTTCCAATGTTCTTTCAATGTCTTTCCTCTACCATATGCATCAGCAAGATATCTATAAAATTTATGTTTATCTGCATTAAATTCTGATTCGTTTATTCTTTGTAAGTTAAATAAAGAATCTATCATTGATAAATTTTTATGATCTTCATAACTAAACACTTCTTTACGTCCAACCAATCTGCTTTTACAATATGCATGTATTGTGCAGATGTTGTATTTCATAGATTTTTTTGTAACACCCTGCATCTCTGGTAGTTTAAGTATTTCATCTCTTATCTCATCAGCTGCAACGTTTGTGTGTGATAATATTATTATCCTGCTGTGAGGATATTTTTTTAATAACTCTGTGTATTTCTGTGTGATAAAAATAGAGGTTTTACCTGTACCTGGTGGTCCTGATATAAACTTAGGTTGTTTCATCTGTTACCTCTTTGTATTCTCCTTCTATTATTAAATCTTCTTTATCAAGCTTTTGTCCTGTCATTCTCCAAGATACACAAGACTTTTCACCATACTTGCCATGATTCTTTTTTGCTTTTAATATGTTCTGACATTTAATTACGAGGTCAACTCTTGGTAGATTTATTTTTTGCTTCTGTAAGTAATCTTCAAATTTATCAAGATTAAATTCTAAAATATTTTTATTCATGTTGTAATAAGGTAAACCAAAGTATGCCAACTCCTTTTTACTTGTGTATGCTTTCTCCACTGAAATATAATTTTTAAAATGTTTTACAAATCTTAAATCTTCCTCTGCTTCCTCTACATAGTTTGTAGACTTCTCTCTTGCCTCATACTTACGACGCATAATCTCTTCAAAGTCTGCAGCTTTCATTTCTGGTATCCAGACAGATGCTTTACTAATTACAGCATCATAAAATAATTTTTTATTTCTAAGTGTAGGACCGTCTACTGTGATTGTCTTTTCAACGGCCTCACCTTGTACTACAGCATTTATTTTTACAAAATATCTATCACTGCCATATTCTATTATCTGTCCAATAGATTGTTTTGCTTCCTCGCTTGTAGCCTCTTGCACGCCAATCCAACTAAATAATGTTGCTATTGTTTTTGTAGAGCACCCAATGATCTCTGCAAGTTTTGGCATACCAAATTTTCTATTTGCTTTTTTATGTGTTGTGCCTTTTCGCTTTCTCTTTTCTGCCTCTTCATCTTTTGCTGCGATTGCAATCTTATATACAAAGTCATCTATGTCATCTACGCTCCACTCTGTATGTTTTAATAATACACCTGCCATCGCAGTGCAGTAATCATCTCTTTGTCCAGAACCTGCGTATGTGATGCAGAGCGCTGCAGCCAAAGCTATCTTACCTAAATCTACTTTTATATTACCTGGATATTCATCGATACCATCGTACTTAACCCACTTAACAACTTCATTTGTTGTGTGATANTTTGTTTCTGGAACTAATGTATATTTATTTGCGCCATGTCTTATCTCACAAAGTGTTGCACCATGACCATAATCTTTGTAATAATTTTCTAATTCTTTTGGTAGCGCAAACTTCTTATAATCTGATGTACCAGACCAAAGATAATGACTTGATGGATTGTTTCTTCTACCAAATATTGCACCACATGATTTTATGTGATCGCTTGTAAATCTTTTTACGACAGGATTATCAATATCAAAATCTATGTATTGATCTAATCTTAATCCTATCTGTTTTGTTGCGTGTTCTATTCTCCATTCTTCTTTCGTAATCTTAAAATCCGGATCGGACCACTTCTCGACCACACTCTGCTTTGTATCGCAGGGTATGATCACCCGTCCCAGATCTATCCAATCTTCATACGTAACCGGAGCTTTAATTACCTTTTCATTCATAAATTAAAAGTGGGCGTTTCCACTCTCGCTTAGACGCCCACTACCTAGGATCTTATAAATTTAAAGATTTTTTAGTTTGCTCTTGTGCTTCAGGTTTTGCTTCTATCTCACCTTTACCTACAGAATCTGCAAAAGATTTTGCCATATCATAGATACCTTTATCTGTGACTGGTCCAACCTTTGATACATCCCAACCAAACCATGTTCCTTTGTCGTTAGACATCTGAACGGTTGATAG